GATGAATGGTTACCTCCCCCTGGCGTCACCCAGGGGCTCTTCGGCGTCACGTGGACAAACCACACGCTTAGCCGTCGAGTACTGGCCATAACTCCTCAATCTTTGAGAAGAACCCCTGCCTCAACTTCGTCACACTATTACGAGCGCGGAGGATGGACACAGCATCCTGGACACCTTTACCAATGTTTCCCGTCCTCACGGATGTGCCGACAGCAGAGGTCAGAGCATCAAGCACGCCCGCTGAAGCTAGCACGGGAACTCCCACTTGTAGAACGGACTTCGGGTTGGAAACGAACAAGGAGGCTGCACGCTTAGCCTTCTTCCACAGCGCACCAAAATCGGGGAAGGCACGATAGTTACCTGAGCGAGCGCGCATAGATATGGTTTCGGCAATAGCGAGACGACTGACTACCGACGCTGTCGCACTGTCATCTATGTCCGATGCAATTGGGACGGCGCTACCAATCACCTCTGCGACCTCCTTAAGACTATTCTCCATGAGGAACACCGCGTCGTTAGCGAGTGCGACGGCCATCTCTTCGGAGGTATGGTTACCCAGGATGTCAGACGGGACTATCTCCTCCACGATCTCGCCCTTGTACGTCGTCTCACGCAGAAGGATGGGCGTAACGGTTAGCAGGCCGTCCATGAGCGTCGGGTTCCTGGTGTTCGACGAGGTGGTAGGAGACAGGAGCATTAGACAGCCGAATCCGTAGATGTATGGTTTTCCAGCGATCGTCTCGCGCTCGAATGTAGTGCGTAGATGAAGCATCTCCAGATAGGATTGGCCACGAACATTGATCGTGGAGTTGACGATTGACAGGGGCGAACTGGCCACAACGGAGACACCAGTGATATCGGCAGCGACATTGATTTCAGTAGCCGGGACCTTAGCTTCTAAGAGAACGATCGCTGCAACCGCCGTCGCGTAATCGGGATTATCTAACCAGTTGATGGGCATGCCACTCACGTCCAGAAGCAGGTCTGCGTCCACCATACGATTCATATCGATCAGCTTCGTCGCGCCCGGACCGAGCTGGACGGTATAGTCACGTCCCGACAGGGCGGTAGTCACTCTGATGATGGCGGATGGATCGACGGACGTTATCCAATGGGCGTCGGCATCCTTGATGAAGGCCGGACGGTAGTCACGGGGCACTAGCGAGGGCGCGAAGGTGGCAACGGGCAGCGGGGCTTCGGCGCAGACCAGATCCAGGTTCTTAGCTGCCAGTGTATCCATGGCTGATGTCAGTAAGGCGCTGGACCCGTTCATCAGTCCTACAGAGGAACTAGCTGCATTCATGACACTAGCTATCTCGCCCAGGGGGCCAGCGACGGGCAATGGTGTGTTCGGCGAGGCACCAGGCTTCAGGGCAGGATACTTACTGACGGCGACTGTGTAGAACTCATCTGGGTACTGTAGCACCTCATTGTCTGCGGGGAGGGTCGCCTGCATGTATTGCAGAATAGACTTCCACTTGCAAGAGCCGGAACCAGCGAGCAGGTCGGGCGTCAGAAGGGACATAGCCTGGTTCAGTGAGGTGTTCCACTTGGCGATGGCCTCGCATCGGTTTGAAAGCATGAGCTTGAAGTTCTTAAGGCGACGACTAGATATGAACATACCATCTTCGACCACACCACCATCGAACGCATCGTCAGCTGAGGCTCCAACATAGCCAGACATGGTCACGGTGTAATCATTCAGCTTGAGTGGGCCGCAACCGGTCATCGTCACTGCGAATAATGGCTCCCATGAGTTGGTCTCGAGCGCGGACTTGTTCAAGGTCTCCCATGTGTTGTTGGTGATGTAAGAGAAGTCGCCTTCAGTGGCGTCCACGACGATGACTAGATTTGACGGGTCTGGTGCTGAGCCGGACTCTAGCTGATAGAGCTTACCGTTGGGGTTCAAGACTCCGGGTTTAAGATCAATAGCGGGCGAAGCTGACGCCACCATCTCGGAATTTGGTGTGAAAGCATTATTATCGCCATTTACATTGTAGACGTTGGTTGAGGTTTGGACGTTTCCCATGATTGAGAAGGGCGCAAGGAGATAAAAC